GTCTTATTGAAACCCTGCTGAACCTTCTCAATGGGCTTCTTTAAGAACTTCTTGTTAGCGAAGCCAGTGGCCTTCTTCGTGATATCAGTTCTAAGGTTAGCTTCATCCAGCATTCTTGACTTCTTTCTTGACTGGTTTCTTCTTTGCAAGTAATCTTCTCTGCTGCTCGGCCCTAGCCTTTACGCCGATCGGGTCGTTGCGCTTTGCATAGCGAGCGAGTGATATGCCAGATGTTTCAGGACCGATGTGGATATCCATCCCCTTGCGTACGTCGTTGAACATCTCACGGGCATGCTCTGGGTGGACATGAGACGGTATGCCCTTCTTGAACTCGCTGAACTTATTAGTTATGGCGTGACCGCGCATCTTAGACGCCGACATGCCAGACACACCCTCTGCGTCCGGATCTCGTTCACCAGCCGATACGACGTCGATGTTCTTGAAGTTAAACTCACCACCGGGTCCGTTGTACCTATCGAGCAGCTTCTTGTACTCATCGACTCGGTCTGATCCGGCTACCATCGTCGCATGGGTTACACCCTGCTTGTACAGCTTCTTTAGTTGGTGGATGAACGTCGGCGACTCGTCGTCGGCCGCGGAGATGTTAGCCCCTGGGAACATTCTCTTGGCGTGCTTGAGCTTCTGCTCAGCTGATAGTGGATTTTTTTCAGGATCCTGCGAGTGTGAGATGACGATAGAGTGGCCGGCCTTCTTTGCTGCCGCCAGTTCCTTTACCTTATCCACCAGCGCACCGTGGCCGATCGTAGGTGGGTTCATTCTGCCGAACGCGAACACGTGATGCTTCTCATCCTCGGCCGGAGGAGTGGCATCCGGTTCACTCTTACCTCTGTTGTTTGCGAAGTTTAATCTGCTGAACTCCGCTCTGTCTACGAGCTTGGTCGGCTTGCTGTCCCTGATGGAGACGAAGCCTTCAGGCTTGACCTGCTTGCCGCCGACCGTGTGCTCGAACTCAGTTGGGTTCCCCAGTGCGTTGACTAATACGTCCTTGGCTTTCTGTAGGTGATGATGCAGTTCGAAAGCTGACCTATATTGTTTCTCGTTTGTCTGTAGGTCGTTTATCAGTTCGTTGTATGAGTCAGCTTTCTTCTGCTTTGCTGCTTCTGTCTTTAGCTTCGATGTCTCTTTATCGCGCTTAGCCTCTAGATACTTTGCATAGTCTTTTGCTGTTGGTGTAGTCTCATCTCTTACCGTCTGATTGATGTATGGCTTTATGAATGCGTCGTGCTTGCTAAGCGCCTCTAGTACGTCTGATCCTGTATTTCTATATGCCTCGTCTGCAGCTTCCCTGTGTTTGGCGTATTGAGCCTGCATGCTGGAAGTATATCTTGTCTTGTTTGTGTCATTGACTTCTGGATTGACTAGGTTTACGTCTGGGTCTTGCTTGAACTTTGAGTGGTCTACGTCGAAGCCGGCCTTCATGTCTGCCAGCGTCTTGCCTTTGTACTTTGTATGAACTACGAATCCTATCTGGGAAGCTGCTATCTTTCTACCCTGTGCTGAGTCTTTTGGAGCTGCGTATGTGATCGTATTTGGCGCGAACTTGTACTTACCACCTTCGTCTTCGATGTCCGGCTTGTCGTAGAGGAAGTCACCTTGGTACACTCCACCTTCCTTCGGCATGACTTTCGGTAGGTGTGCTAGGGCTGACTTCAACTTTGAGACTAGACCAGGCGCGTGACCGTGGTTGGCTTCTATATCTTTTTCTGTATAGTTGAGCTTTGGGTTTACGTTGAACGCTGACTTAGATGCTACGAAGAACTTACCGTTCTCTGGATTGATGCCGAATACTACAGACGGCGAGCCGTCGTACTTGGTGGTGATCTTTGATTTAGACTTACCACCGGTCAGTAGACTATGAAGGTCATCGAGGTTGTTAGCAGCGTGTGCGACACCCTCATCACCTCCGTGGATGATGTGGTCCTCGGCATGTTCTAGATGCTTTAGCTTATCAACATCAAGGGATTCAGTTAGAAACGCAGAGAATGTTAGCATTTTGTTACTTTCTATTACCAAGGATCACCTGAAAGCTTCATTGATGAAGCCATTTTTTCAGATTCAAATTTAAATCTTATTTTCATGATCTTCTTTGCTCCGGCTTTTACGCCGATGGATTCGTTTCCTACTTTTTCTAAAGTGATTTTATATTTTTGTAAAGCACTGAGCTTTTCGTTCTCCGTTGGGTCCATAACCATCGCTTTATAAGGAGGTTTATTACCCTGACCTGTCACTTTGATATAAGGAGGATAGAGAAGTTCTGCGTCCATCCAATCTTGTATGAGATATTTAATAAGTTCTGGTTGCTTCATCTTTAACATTCTCGTTAGTAAAATATCTCTCATGTTAGAGAGTAAAGCTGAACCTATAGCCTCTGTCTTTGATTTTATTCCTGAATTTTGTCTTATGTAAACTTTTCTATCTGAAGTGCTCTGCGGAAGTTTTAAAGTCTTAATCGTTGCTTCTAATTCTTTTTTGTATACACCAGCCAGATCGATTTTCAAACTTTTATCTACTGTTCCGACGCCTGGATTTTTAAACCCGATATCACCTTTAGTTTTTGTAGCCTTAGCTGACAATCCTAAAAACCCATTGTGTGGACCAGAAGTGAATTTAACTAAAATATCTGTTGGATTTTTCTTTTGGTCGACTTCTTCTCCAACCGCTGAAGACATAGAACCTGGTCTAGCTGTCCACCAAACGTTTTTAACCTTACCTGAATATCCGTTTGCCTTAGCCCACTTTAGAAACTCTTCAGCCATAACTTCGGCCTTACCGATCGCATCAGCTACTTGTTCGGTGGTTGCTTGCTTTGATCTTGCGTTGAATTGTTTTTTAGCTTCTTCATCATACCATTTATTTCCAGCAAGAAAAAAGCCAGCCTGTATTTCGTTGATATCCGAGAGAATTGTATTTTGTGTCATTTAACTTCTTCTCATAGTGGAACTGTTATTTCTCAACTATTTATAAAGAAAAAGGGTTGGACCTTTCGATCCAACCCTTGTGTTGCAGCAATGTCGGGCGGAACCCCACCGTGCTCCCGACTGTTCCTTTCGGTTATCCCCTGTGCCACATTGCGTCTAGATTCGCATAGTGCTGCTTCGTGAAGTTATTTATTTGAAAACAACGACTTTTTATTTTGCTTTTGAAAAATATTTTTGCAGCATGAAGGCCGGGGTCCAACCATCGAAGCCGTACCCGTTGTTTAGGTTCGTCTTGACGATCTGAGCCTTGAGCTGATTAGCTACGGTCATTACGATCTGTTCTGTATTGTGCTCGAAGATGCCGAAGCACTCATTGTTATCAGGGTCGATATCCAGCTTACGGATGCTGTAGTTCTTCATCATGCAAATCCTTCAAAGTCTTTCTTGCCAAACTTAGACTTCTTCTTATAGAAGTCGCTGTCACGCTCGCCGAAGTCAGTGTTGTCCATCACCGGTCTGTCATCGATAAGTCCCTCCTGAGCGTCCTGCTCGACGTCGTACAGCTTCATCTTAGACCTGTCGATGCCGACGACGAACCTGCGATATGCAGCTGGGTCGTTGTACCTGTTCTTGAGCTGCTTGACCATCAGCTGTCCCAGACTCTCCATCTCCTCGGAGGTGATCAGGGCAAACATGAAGTCAGCGGTGGCCGGCAGACCAAACGACTCAGAGGTATCCTCGAGGCCGACGTCGCTGTTGCCGAACCCAGATCTGGTAGTCTGAGTGGCAGAGACGATAGGTACGTTGAACTCGACGGCCAGACCACGAAGCTCCTCTGCGATCGCCTTCACGTACATGTATGAGTTGATGTTGTTGCCGTACTTCATACGTGAGCTGGCGCAGATGTTCAGGTAGTCGATGTAGATGATCTCAGGTGTGAAGTTCTTCTTGAGCTTCAACTCGTTGATCAGGTGACGGAAGTTGGCAGAGCCAGCAGACGCAGTCGGATACTCCTTGATGATAAGCTTGCCGGAAGTCTTGTTCTTGACCCTGGCTAGCTTCTTATCATAGGTATCGCGATCCATCTCACCGAGCTCGTCCATAGTCACGTTCATGAGGTTGGCGTCGATGCGCTCTGCGATGCGCTCCTCGGCCATTTCCATCGTGATGTACAGGACGTTCTTGCCGTCGAGTAGGTTACCGGCAGCGCAGTGACACATGAACAGAGACTTACCGACGCCTGTGCCGGCGAGGGCGATGTTCAGGGTCTTGTTCGGAAGGCCGCCCTTGGTGATGCGGTTGAAGTAGTCCAGGTTGAACGCAACCCTAGACTCCTTGCGATGATAGAACTCGTAGCGTGAGTCTGAGTCATCTAGGAAGCTGTGGCCGATGTTAGTATCGAAGCTGATCGCCAGGGCGTCGGATAGGATCTGAGGGATGCTACCCTTGCCGTTCTTCGGGTCGTTGTTGTCCAGGATCTGGATGGACTGCATGATAGCGTTGTAGACCGAGCGCTCCTGAACGAACTTCTCGGTCTTGTCTACGATCCAGTCCAGCTCAGTCTTAGGATCGTAGCTGAGGCCGTCGATGGTCTGAGCGATGGTCTTGACCTGCTCGTCGTTTACGCCGGCAGCGTTGCCCAGGTCGATGGTCATCGCCTCCTTAGTCGGGAAGCGATTGTACTTCAGTACGTAGTTTTCAATGATCTCAAATAGAACTTTGTCGTTATGGTCTTGAAAGTATTCCTTCTTTAGAAACGGTATTACCTTTCTACCATAGTCCTCACGATGGACTAGGTTTCCGAAGATTACGGATTCAAAATTGCTCAAAGAACAATCTCCTATAAATAGAGTTGTGTAGGTCGCGGATGGCAGTCCCACCTACTCTAGATTTAGAAAGGAAATCCAGCATGGCTTACACGTATCTCATCGGTTGGTCGAATTTCGACACGTACTATTACGGAGTTAGGTTCGCAAAAGATTGCGAACCGAGCGAACTATTTAACACATACAAAACCTCATCAAAACATGTAAAAGAATTTGTTAAAGAGAACGGTAAACCAGACATCATACAAATTCGAAAAGTTTTCTCTGATGCGGCTTCAGCAAGAATTTGGGAAACTAAAGTGTTAAAACGTTTGCGTGTTGTAGAAAATTCAAAATGGCTCAATAAAACTGATAACTTGTCTATAGACCCTGAAAAGGCGCTTGCTGGAGCTAAAAAAACTAAGAACAAAGGTTTCACACCTTGGAACAAAGGTAAAGCCGGTTATAAAAAACGTCCGGCTAGACCTATGAGTGAAGAATGTAAAGCTAAAATTATAGCAGCCGCCGCGGCCCGCCGAGGAATTCCTCTTTCAGAAGAATGTAAGATCAAAATGAGAGGTCCTCGTGGTCCTCAGAAAAACCCATGTAAAAAACGTAGAGTTCCGTGGAATAAAGGTGTTTCTGGTTATGCAAAGAAAAAAACTTTAAACGCCATGAACTCTCCATGTCTTGGAATCGATTTTTAGAATGCCGAGCGTATAGTTCTCAGCGATGTCCTGAGCATACTGCACGCTGTGTCCGATGACTTCACGCGAGTCTATGAGGATCTCGTCCTTATAGAAGTCAACGTAGAGCCTGTCACCCTCCATCGAGACCTGAGACATGAGCCTCAGGTCGTCGCTGTACAGGGAGACGATTACATTATTCGTCGTCTTCGGTTTCGTCATCTCGCATCATCTCCCCTGAGCCTAGTGCGTATCTGTTCTTGATCCATTCTGCAAAGTTGGTTTCTTCGAGAATAGTCTTCCAGAAGTCACCATTGTCAACGATTTCAGCGGCGCGGTAGTTCTTACCGGAGACCTCACCGGTCTCCTGATCTACGCGGGCATACCAGCCGACCTTCGGCTTGGTGATGAACTTACCCTCGAGCGCGAGGTCGAGCAGACCGGACCACTTATTGATACCTGAGTCGAAGCTAACCGTGATGGGGATCTTAGACTTCTCCCTGAGGTAGCGCGACTTCTCGATGTTGATCACGAAGTGATAGCCGAGCAGGTCCTTATCATCCTTGTCCTGCTGACGACCGATGATCCAGATGTTGTCGGCTGAGTAGTAGATGCCAGTGCCGCCGGAGACGACCGGCTTAGAGTACATCTCCTGAGTCATGTACACGTGGTTAACGACTACCATCGGGATGTCTTTAAGGGTCAAGTGTGGCGTGACCATGCGGAACAGAGACTTGAGCTGCTTGGCGCGAGTCATGTCTGCGGCTGAGCTCTGCTTCATCGCGTCCTCGACTTCCTTCTTGGAAGCAAGGTTGCCGACCGAGTCGATGATGATCATGACCTTGTCGTCGCGCTTGATCTCAGACAGCTGCTGCATGACGTCGAACTTAAGCTGCTCGATGTCGGTGATCGGCGTGTGGACCACTGAATCAAGCGGTACGCCGAACGTAGTGAAGTAAGACTCAGGCGTGCCGAACTCGGAGTCATAGAACAAGACGATGCCGTCCGGATGTGCCTTGAGGAAGGCAGACGCCATCAGAAGGCTGAACGCAGTCTTGAAGTGTTTAGATGGTGCGGCGAGGACCGTCAGTCCCGGTGTCAACCCACCGTCGATGCGACCTGACAGCGCGACGTTGATCATGGGAACTCTGGTAGGGATCATGTCCTTCTTACCATAGATCTTAGAGTCTGCCAGCGTGGCCGTAAAGTCACTTGTGCTGTTTTTTATTAAACGTTCTTTTAATGACATGTGTGCTCCTATATGATTATATGTTATTGTATACTATATCGTATGTTTTGTCAACCATCAACCAGCTTATTCATCTTCTTGATGAACGCGTCGATGCTCTTGATTCGAGCATCTCCTTCCCATTTGATGATGTCTTTGTCTGGATTCTTTTTAAGATTCATTAGTAGAGGCATGATCATATCACGTAGCTTCTCTGCCTTCTCATTGTTTTCTTGTACGACAGTCATCTCTTCTTCAGTCGTAAAGGAAAATCCAAAGTCATGATCTTCTTGCATATCTGTTTTCTCTTGCGTTGAAGTTACATTTGTACTCTTTCGAACGATAGGTGTACCGTCCATATGACAATTATTCGGTCCCACGTTATCCCAAGACATCTTTTCTTCCTTATAGAGTAAAACACAATTGGGTTCGCATTCCCTATAGAGTCCGCAGGGACACCCACCACCGTGATCAAACTTAGCCAAAGAAGTCCTCCAATGTACTGCGTTTCTCAGTATCCCAGCCGATGATCTCTAGGATAGACTTAATAGGATCAAGGAAGCACTTTTGGAACTGCATTTCGTAGTCGACGTACTTATGCAGACCGAGCTCTTCCGGAAGATCATCCAAGACCGAGATCACAGTATCGTTCAAGATGTTTGGCATCTTCA